GAGCTGGCGGAGAATGCTCTCAGGACCAACGCCGGCGTCACGAAGGCCATCAAGCCGAAGGACGCCGCCTGATGGCGTCTCAGCGCAAGCCGGAGCCGTGGCAGGAGGCGTGGCTCAACAGTCATCGCTCGCCCTACCTGTTCGCGACCGGCGTGCTGGGTTTCCTGCCGCATGGCGTTGAGAACCCGACCAATCACCATCAGCTCGAAGCCTGGCAGGACAAGTTCCTCCGGGAGTTCTTCCTTGATGCCGAGGGGAAGGATGGCGATGGGGTCCGCCACAGCGTCCGTGCCGGTCACGGTGTCGGTAAGGGCGTGGTGATCGCGATCCTCGCCTTGTGGTTTCCGCTCACCCACTTCGACGCCAAGGCGGTGCTCACCGCCAACTCCCAGGATCAGCTTCGGGACAACAACTGGCCCGAGATCAGGAAGTGGTACGCCAAGCTCCCCGAGATGCTGCGGGGACAGCTTCAGATCGACGAGGAGCGCCTTTACGTGAAGGCCGCTCCCGAGATGTCCTTCGTCGTGCGCAGGACGGCGAGCAAGGGCAATCCCGAGGCCCTGCAGGGCATCCATGCCGAGCACGTGCTCTACCTCGTCGACGAGGCCTCCGGCATCCCCGACATCGTGTTCGAGGTCGCGCAGGGCTCCATGTCGACGACAGGGGCCATCGCCTGCCTGTTCTCGAACCCGACCAGGCCGTCCGGTTTCTTCTTCGAGACACACAATCGCCTGCGGGCTCGATGGAAGACGCACGTCGTCTCCTCGGAGGAGGTGCCCAGAGCACGGGGCCACATCCAGGAGATCGTCGAGGCCTACGGCAAGGGCTCCAACCGCTACCGGGTCCGTGTCCTCGGTGAGTTTCCGACCTCCGACGACGCCACGGTGATCGCGCTCTCGCTGGTCGAGGCTGCGCGCACACGACAAGTCGCTCGACGTGATGTTCGCCCGGTGTGGGGCGTGGACGTTGGTCGGTTCGGTGACGACAGCTCTGCTCTCGCCAAGCGGCAAGGCAACGTCCTGCTGGAGCCGGTGAAGGAGTGGCTCGGCAAGAACACGATGCAGCTCGTCGGCCTCATCGTCGAGGAGTGGATGAAGACCGACGAGGACATGCGCCCGCACGCGATCATGGTCGACGTGATCGGCATCGGCTCAGGGGTGGTGGACCGGCTCGCCGAACTCGATCTCCCCGTGCAGGGCGTCAACGTCGCCGAGAACGCCTCGGTCGACGACAAGTACCATCGCCAGAGAGACGAGCTGTGGTGGAAAGGTCGCCTCTGGTTTGAGGCCCGCGACTGCGTGATCCCCGCCGACGAGAAGCTTGTCTCCGAACTCACCGGCGTCACCTACGACTTCGCCTCATCCGGCAAGATCGTCGTCGAGAGCAAGCGCGAGATGCGCAAGCGAGGACTGCCGTCGCCGAACAAGGCCGACGCCTTCCTGCTCACCTTCGCGACCCCAGACATCCAGAGGAAGAAACTGAGCCGCCCGAGGCCTGCATCGCGCGGGTCGAGCTGGGCGGCCTGAGGAGGACCCATGTTCAACGTCGACATCACGCACGAGGAGAAGGAGAGGCTCGTGAAACACTTCACGGCGGTGCTCAGGGCCACGTGCGCGCCGAACCGCGCAATCAGCCACGCCTTCGTCCTCGATGTCCTGAGGGTCCTGCAGATCCTCGACACCATCCAGCCAACGGCGACAGAGCCGTGGACGGGCGGGAGCGACCCTGGCCTGACCAGTCACTGAGGGGACGAGACGATGACGAGGGATCAGATCACCGCTGCGATCAACGCCTGGGAGAAGCGTGCCCGGGCGGAGACCTACCTCCCCGAGCCGCTGCACTTCAAGGCCAAGGGCTGGCTCGTCGACGAGATCGAGAAGCTGGTGCTGGCGATCGGCGTGAAGCCGACGAAGCCGACGAAGCCGAAGAAGACGGTGGTGACGCCAATGACCTCGACGCCTCAGGTCACGGTCGCCGAGCCGACGATGGACGAGCTGAAGGCCAAGGTGAAGACCGGGAAGGGGAGGGGGAAATGAGCAGCGCGCAACAGGTCTTCGAGCGGGAGGCCGGCAAGCAGGTGCGCTTCATGAAGATGGAGCACACCGCGAGAGGCACCGAGTTCAGCTTCCGCGTCATCGACGCCGATCGCGTGCACACCATCGCCATCGAGCCGCGCGCCAGCAATGCCGAGGCGGTGGAGTTGTGGGCCACACGTGCCGGTCGGTGGGCCAAGGTCGTCGCTGACCGAGCCATGTCTTGAGGGGTGCCATGGACGACATCACCGCAGCCGACAACAACGAGATCGTGTCCGAGCCCTCCAAGCTCAACGATGAGGCGCTCTACAGCACGCTGCGGGGGTGGTTCCGTCTGGACCAGGCTCACTCCGCCGAGTGGCGCAAACTTGCGAAGGAGGATTTCGGCTTCGCCGCCGGCGACCAGTATAAGGCCGAGGACAGGGCCAAACTGGAGGAAGAGCGTCGCCCCGTCATCACCTTCAACCGTGCCCTCTCGATCATCAAGGCCGTCGCCGGCATCGAGATCAACGGCCGACACGATACGGTCTACCTCCCGCGTGGCACGAAGCCCGGCGTGGTGAAGGCCAACGAGATGCTCACTGCGGCATCGCAGTGGATGAGCGATGTCTCCGACGCCGAGGACGAGCAGTCGGAAGCCTTCCAGGACGCCATCATCTGCGGCATGGGTTGGACCGAGCCCCGGATCTCCTACGAGGACGATCCCGACGGCATGTACGTCGAGGGCAAGGTCGACCCGCTGGAGATGTACTGGGATCGCTCAGCGCGCTCGAAGAACCTGCAGGATGCGCGTCGCGTGTTCCGGGTCCGCAAGATGACGATCGACGAGGCGCGTGACTTCGCCAAAGGCCTCGGCGCTGATGTCCTGGACGAGGACCTCAACGCGAGCTGGGCGACAGGCGCCGACACGGAAGCGCCGAAGCCGGTCGAGGAGAAGCGTCACCGGGACGAGAATGCCTCTCCCTTCGACGACAAGGCCGAGGTCCACATCGTCCATGCGCAGTGGATCGAGCGAAAGCCCTTCTACCGCGTCGGCGATCGGGTCACCGGCAAGGTGCTCGAACTCGATGAGGAGCGCTTCGAGGAATACAAGGCCCTCGCCTCTCAGTATGGCCTTGAGTTCACCTACGTGCGGCAGACCCGGAAGGCCTACAAGCAGGCGTTCCTCGGCAAGTGCATCATCGGCCAGGTGATGGATTGCCCCAGCAAGGACCGCTTCACCTTCCAGTGCATCACGGGCGAGCGCGACCGGAATGCTGGGACCTGGTTCGGCCTCATCCGCCTGATGCGTGATCCGCAGATGTGGGCCAACAAGTGGCTCAGCCAGACCCTGCACATCCTCAACACCACGGCGAAGGGCGGCATCATCGCCGAGAAGGACGCCTTCGAGGATCAGCGCGACGCGCAGGACACCTACGCTCAGCCCGATGCCATCACGTGGGCAGCGAAGGGGGCAATCGCCAACGGCAAGATCATGCAGAAGCCGGGCGTCGGCATCCCGACCGCCTACGTGAACCTCCTGGAGTTCGCTATCGCCTCGATCCGGGATGTCACCGGCATCAACCTCGAACTGCTCGGCATGCGCGATGCGAACCAGCCAGGCATCCTTGAGCATCAGCGCAAGCAGGCGGCGATGACCATTCTCGCCACCATGTTCGACAGCCTCCGTCGTTTCCGCAAGAACGTCGGGCGCATCAGGCTCGTCTACATCCAGCGCTACCTCTCGGATGGGCGACTGATCCGCATCACCCAGTCCGACGATCAAGGCCGCTCGGTGATGATGCTCGTCCCACTGCTGCGCGAGGAGACGATCGGCGACTACGAGGTCATCATCGACGACGCGCCGAACTCGCCGAACCAGAAGCAGGAGACGTGGGCCTTCCTGATGCAGCTCATGCCGGTGTTCAGGGGCATGATGACGCCGGAGACTGCGGTGGCGATGCTGGAGTACAGCCCGCTGCCGACGAAGCTCGTCGAGCAGTTCAAGAAGATGATCTCGGAGGGCAAGAACGACCCCGAGGCCAAGATGCAGCAGCAGATCGGCATGCGCGGCGCTGTCGCTAAGATCAAGCGCGACGAGGCTGCAGCCGAGAAGGACCTCGCCACCGCTCAGGGGGCACGTGCCGAGGCCATGCTCGATCTCGCCAATGCAGCCGCTGCAGGTGCCGAAGCCGACCTCGATCGGGTTCGCGCGGCTGTCGTCGCCGGCGTGGCGATGCCGAGCCTCAAGCCCATCCAGGGCGACTACGTGGTGCCGCCGATGGCTGATCCCGCAAGGACGATCCAGCCGCCTCCGGCAATGCCGATCCCCCTGACGAGTGCACCGCTCCCCGAGCTTCCCGTAACCCCCGCGCAGACGGGGCAGTGATCACAGCCAAAGGATGACACACATGCAGGTGACGACTTCCGAGGACTTCACGCCAGGCGAAGCGGCCTACTTCAAATCTGGCGGTCAGGACACGGCTGCTCTCGACGCCGAGATTGCCGCCACAGAGGAGCCCGCTGGCGTGCAGACGCCGGCGCCGCAGGGGACAGAGCCCAAGCCGGAAAAGGCCGCCCTTGACGCTCCTGAGGGCCAGGACGAGGCCGCCGAGGACGACGAGCTGATCACCGTCGGCCCCGATGGCAAACCGCGGAACGACAAAGGTCGGTTCGTGCCCCACGCCGCACTCCACAAGGAGCGAGAGAAGCACAAGCTCACCAAGACCGAGCTGGAGACGACGCGGGAGAAAATGGCTCGCGCGGATGAGCGTCTCGCGGTCCTCAACGAGATCCTCTCGAAGGCCGACGACAAGCCCGCGCCGAAGCAGGAGACGAAGCCGCCGATCGACCCTGAGAAGGACCCGATCGGTGCTCTGCAGAGCGCGCTGGCCGAGATCAAGCGCCTTGAGGGCGAGATCTCGACATCGAAGACGCAATCGCAGGAGCGCGAGAACGCGCGCAGCATGCAGCAGGCCTACCAGAACGATGCTGTCCGCTACCTCTCCGAGAAGCCCGAGTTCAAGGACGCCTACGGGTTCCTGATCCAGGGTCGGCATCGTGAGCTGGAAGCGATGGGGATGAGTGATCTCGCCGAGCGCAATCGCTTCATCGCCAACGAGGAGCGCGGCATCGTCACGGCAGCATTTCAGTCGCGTCGATCGCCCTCGCAGATGCTGCACAACCTCGCCATCGCCCGCGGCTTCAAGCCGGTCCAACAGCAGCAACAGCAGCAGGACCCGGTGAAGAAAATCGAGCAGATCGCGGCGGGCCAGAAACAGGCTGGTTCCTCGCTATCAGGCGCAGGCGGATCAAGCGGAGAAGGCTTGACTGCATCGGCACTTGCTGATATGAGTGAGGAAGAGTTCGCATCCGTCGCAGCGAAGCTGGGCAAGTCAAAGCTCAAGCAGCTGCTCGGAGGCTGAACAGAGGGGGAAGTGGACTAGTCACCCACACCTTAAGCCCCCGGCACCTAACACGCTCCCCAAAAGCACGCGAGAAGCGACGTAGGCCGTACCTTCAGGGTCCGTCCAACGGCGCGTTATGCCGTTTCCGGCCGAGCACCGTTACCCGCTCAGGTGATCCACGAGCCGACCGCAACAGGCTCGTTCCGCAGGCGCAGCGATACGCGCGACGCAGAACACGGATCAACCTGAATAGGGGTATAGCCCAATGGCTACCACGTCCTTCGGCGTCAACGACGCCATGGCAGTGAAGCTCTGGTCGAAGAACCTTGCGGCGGCCGAGCGTGAATTCCTCGACATCGCTCCTCTGATGGGCGACGACGAGAACTCCGTCATCCAGATCAAGTCCGAGAGCCGTAAGGGCTCAGGCGACAAGGTGACGTTCGGTCTGATGGCCCGCCTCACGGGCGACGGCAAGACCGAGAACGAGACGGCCGAGGGCAACGGCGAGAGCCTCTCGATCTACTCGGATGCCGTCTACATCAACGAGCTTGGCCACGTCGCCGGCGTCAAGTCCGAGAACACCATCGACCAGCAGCGCGTGCCCTTCGACCTTCGCGAGAAGGCGAAGATGGCGCTCGGCATGTGGTGGGCGGATCGCAAGTCGGCTTCGTTCTTCAACCAGGTCTGCGGCTACACCGTGCAGACCAACACGAAGTACACGGGCCTCAACTCGGTGACGGCCCCGACGTCGACCCGTCGCATCGTCGCGGGCTCCGGATCTGCCGACCAGGACATCACCTCCTCGGACGTGTTCACCCTCAACCTCGTCGACCAGGCGGTCGAGATGGCGAAGGTGGGCGCGAACATGGTGCAGCCGGTGCGCATCGGTGGGCAGAAGAAGTACGTCATGTACCTCCACCCCTACCAGGTCACCTCGCTGCGCACGAACTCGTCCTCGGGTCAGTGGCTCGACATCCAGAAGGCCGCCATGGCCGGCATGGATGCCACGAAGAGCCCGATCTACACGGGCGCGCTCGGCGAGTACAACAGCGTCATCCTCCGCAGCTCTCAGGACGTGACGCAGGGCGTCAACGGCTCGACGGGTGCCGCCATCACCACGGTCCGCCGTGCGGTGCTGCTCGGCGCTCAGGCTGCCGTGTGCGCCTTCGGCCAGAACAACGCTGGCCCGAACAAGTACCGCTGGAACGAGGAGCTGCTCGATCACAAGCGCAAGCTCGAAGTGTCGGCCTGGTCGATCTGGGGAATGAAGAAGACCGTCTTCAACTCCGCCGACTTCGGCACGGTCGTGGTCTCCAGCTACGCCGCGGCGTCGAGCTGATCTCTGAGCACAGGAGGATAGCACTATGGCTACGAACACGGCCGGCACGGCAGCGCGCGAGTTCTCTACCGCGCAGACCCACTACCTCACGAAGGCGATCACCTACGCCGACAACGGACTGACGCTCGATCTCGGCTACGTGCCGGCGGGCGCCATCGTGGTCCGCGCCGGCGTGGTGGTCTCGACCGCCTTCAACGGCAACTCCTCGAACGTCCTCGACATCGGCACCGCTGCGGACACCGACGGTTTTGCGACCGACCTTGCCCTGGGCACGATCGGGGTGATCGCGGCTGACGAGATGGCGACGACGAACGACGCCGGCCCTTACGCCGCCGACACGCTGATCCAGTGCGTCGTCGTCTCGACGGCCTCGGCCTCCGCCGGCGCCGGCACGGTGTTCGTCGAATACCTCGTCCCGATGGGGTGACGCAGGGCGGTGCCTGACGTGACGGCCGGTTAGGCACCTCGCCCTGACCCAGGCCGGGGCGCCGCGCCCAGGCTAACGGGGGCTCGCTTCCTGGCGAGCCTCCACTGAACCCCAACAACGGAGAGACCTATGCCGACAGGCGCATTGGGCCAGGAGCCCAGATACCGGAACCAGGTGATGGAGATCGACGGTCTCGCGACCGAGATGGGCACAGGCACGTGCTCGTCGAGTGCGGTGACGATCAACGATCACGTCGGCCTGATCACGACTGAGGCGCTCACCACGGCTCAGAACGCGATCGAGACGATCACCCTCACCAACTCGAAGATCGCCGTCGGTGACATCGTGCTCGTCACGGTCGCCAACGGCACCAACACGCAGGGCACGCCGATGCTCGGGCTCGTCACTCCCGGCGCAGGAACCTGCACGATCAAGGTCATCAACAAGCACGCATCGGCGGAGGCCCTGAACGGCACGCTGAAGGTCGGCTTCGCGGTGATCAAGGCGCTCTGATCGGAGGCCCTGCGGGGCCTCTGGTCTTTTCGGACCAGGGGGACACAGCGATGATCTTCTCACCCTTCTCCTCGTTCACGCGCCCGGCCGACACAACGGCCTACGCCCAGAACGACATCGTGGCCAACTCGACGACGGCCGCGAGCATCACGCCCCTGAAGTTCGGCCTCAATGGGTCGGGCAAAGCGGGCATCATCAGGAGCGCGCAGCTCTACAAGTCGGACAAGACAGTCACCAACGCGACCTTCACGATCTTCCTGTTCACGGCGGACCCAGGCACGCCGACGAACGGCGACAACGGCGCCTTCGGGGTCGCATCGGCTGCGAGCTTCCTCGACAGCTTTGCGATCGACCTCGCCACCGGCGCACTTGCTGGCGGGACCACAGGCGCCGCGAAGAACTCGGCCGCGCTGGCGATCCCGTTCTTCATGCCAGCCCTGAACGACAAGCTCTACGCGCTGCTTAGGGCGGATGCCGCCTACACGCCTGCGAGCGCCGAGAGCTTCAAGCTCACGCTGGACATCGAGGTCTGACGTGCAGAAGCCGGAGAACCTTGCGAACACGCTGGCTCACCACGACGCCGAGATCCGCACGCTCGGCGGCCGCATGTCCGGCGTGGAGAGCGGCCTCAAGACGCTGCAGGGCGAGGTGCATCGCGGGTTCGGCGATCTCAGCTCGAAGCTCGACAAGCTCGATGCGCGCCCGACGATCAACCTGCACCAGGCGGTGAGCACTGTGGTCGGTCTGGCGGTGCTGTTCTCCATGGTCGTCGGCGGGATCATCTGGGTCACCTCGTCCCAGTTCTCCGGCGTCATCGCTGAGCAGAAGGGCGTGAACGCCGCCACCAACGCCCGCATGGAACGGCACGAGGCTCTCCTCGACAAACTCGCCGAACGGCTTGGATGGACCGCGCGTGTCGAGCAGCCGAAGGGAGCCCGCTGATGAGCACCCTCGCGATCATGAAGGCGCGCATCGCCGACGAGCTGGCCCGGTCGGACCTCACCAGTCAGATCGCCTACGCCATCACCGATGCGATCACCGCCTACGAGGATGAGCGCTTCCACTTCAACGAGAGCCGCGCGACGACCTTCAGCACGGTCGATGGGCAGGAGTTCTACTCGTCGAGTGATGCTGCTGCGATCGGCAACATCCAGAAGATCGACTACGTGAAGGTCTACGTCGGCAACCAGCCCCATGACCTCGGCTACGAGCGCCCCGGCGACATGGAGAGCCTGAGCCTCAACGGCACTCAGGAAGGCACGCCCTGGTCCTACACCTGGTACGGCAATCAGATCCGCCTCTACCCCGTTCCCGACCAGGCCTACACGATCCGCATCGGCGCGAGCGTGAAGGTCGCGGCGCCGGCGAGCGACGCTGAGGCGAGCAACTCCTGGATGACGCACGCCGAGCGGCTGATCCGCTCCAGGGCGAAACTCGAACTCGCGCTCCATGTCCTCAAGGACACCGAGCTTGCCCAGACCATGATCACCGCAGTGGAGGAGGCCTTCGAGCAGCTCAAGGGCAGGACGAACCTTCTCACGCAGGCCGGTCAAGGCCGCGTGCGGGCGATGGAGTTCTGAGCCATGCCCGTCCTCCCCTTCCCCGAGTACCGGCCCGACGCCTCCGACTTCAACGGCCAGTCGACGACGACGTTGCTGAACGTCCTGCCGCGCTCGGATGGGTATGGGCCGATGAGGGACCTCAGCGTGTTCACGGGCGCGCTTCCGGCGGCATGCCGGGGCGCCTTCATGGCGCGAAAGGAGGACAAGTCGATCACCCTGTTCGCCGGCACCTCGACGAACCTCTACAGGCTCGACAACACCACGCTGTCGTGGACCGAGGTCTCGAAGGGCGGCAACGACTACGCCACGCTCTCCAGCGACGCCAATTGGTCTTTCGCGCAGTTCGGCACCAAGGTCATCGCGGTGCAGGCGAACGTCGCGCCGCAGGTGTTCGACGTTGAGAGCGACAGCGCGTTTGCTGATCTCGGTGGCTCTCCGCCTCAGGCAGCGTTCGTCACTGTCATCAACCGCTTCCTCGTGCTGTCGGGCCTGCTGAGTTACCCGCGCCGAGTGCAGTGGTCCGGCTTGAACGCGATCACGACCTGGACCTCAGGGACGACCTACTCCGACTACCAGGACCTCCCGGATGGCGGAACCGTCGCCGGCGTCGTCGGCGGTGAGTTCGGCGTCATCGTGCAGGACAACGCGGTCCGGCGGATGATCTTCTCGCCCGGCTCCGACATCATTTTCCAGATCGACCGCATCGCCAAGGATGTCGGCACCTCGGTGCCCTGGTCGATCGTCGAGAGCGGCGGCCAGATCTATTTCTACAGCGCCAAGGGCTTCACCCGCATCTCGCCCGACGGCGGCATCTCGCGCATCGGCTTCGAGCGCGTGGACCGCACCTTCGCGCTCTCGGCCGACGTGACGCAGCCGCAGCTCATTCAGGCGGCGGTGGACCCGAGCGCCAACGTCATCGTGTGGACCTACAAGGAGACCTCGTTCTCCTCGACCCGCTTCAATCGCGCACTCGCCTACAACCACGCTCTCGAACGGTGGTCGCCGTTGGAGCTCGAAGGCGAGTTCATCACGCCGCTCGGCAAACCCGGCATCACGCTCGAAGGTCTTGGCACGATCGGCGCCATCGCGGTTTCCGGTGCCGCGAACAACGGCTCGGGCCTCGTGCGGCTCACCGTGTCGAGCACCTCGGGTTGGGCGACGGGCGACATCAAGGACGTGTCCTCGGTCACCGGCACCACGGAAGCGAACGGCACCTGGACCATCACGGTCGTCGACGGCACGCACATCGACCTGCAGGGCTCGACCTTCGCGAACGTCTACGTCTCCGGTGGTTCGGTCTCCGGCTCGATCGACGCGCTGAGCGTTGCCCTCGACGACTTCTCGGCGGCGACGCTGAACGAGCTGGGCATGTTCAACGCCGACCACAAGCTCGGCTACTTCACCGGCGACACGCTCGAAGCCACGCTGACCTCCTCAGAGCAATCCGGCATCAAGAAACGCCTCTTCGTGCGCGGGCTCTACCCGATCACCGACGCCGAGACGGCCTACTGCTCCGTTACAGCCCGAGAGAGCATGAGGGCCACGGCGTCCGATAGCAGCGAGACGGCGATCAATGCGCAGGGGTTCTGCCCGCAGCGCGTCTCGACACGCCATGCCCGCGCCAAGCTGCGGATCCCCGCCGGCGAGACGTGGACCTTCGCCAGCGGTGTCGAGCCCGACTTCACCTACGAGGGGGCACGATGATCTGCACCAACTGCCTCTCGACATCTCATCGCGCTTCACGGTGTCCGATGGTGGACACCGAATTGCCGAACTCGCTCAAGTTCCGAATGGGGGACCGGCATCAGCCGGAGGAGGCCCCCCATGACACGGCGCGCAGACCCCTCGACCTTCCTGAGCAGTTGGGTGCGCTTTCGTATCTGCCGGATGCGGGACGAGGGGTACGAGTTCTGGCAGATCGCCCAGAGGACTGGGCTGCCGAAGCAGTGGGTGCGGAGCGTGATTACTCATCGCTGCCCCGACCTCTATCGGATGAGCCAATCGCGGAAGCTCGCGTGGAGGGTCTACCAGCAGTACATCAAGGACCGCCCGCAGGCGCCTACGGGTGCAGTATCGCCCATAGAGTCATGGGCCTTCACGCAGGCGGAGATACGAGAGAACCACCGACGGGCCGCGAAGATCGCCGAGAAGCACAAGGTCTCCGTCAAAACCATCTGGAGAGCGATCGGGTTCGGCAGGCAAATCTGGGATCGACGTCATCCCGGGAAACCCCACCGGCTCTAATCGCGCACCGCAACAGGGTGTACCTGAGCGCGGGTGCCGAGAAGGCCCTCGAAACGTCTCACATTGAGGCCCAAAACGAGCCGATGTGGCCCCGCATCGCTGCGACCCATTCCAATGTCAGGAACGGGGGGCGCTGATGGCCGGGAACGTGCCCCTCATCTCCGAGACCCGCCTCCCTCGTCTCGCGCAGGCGATCCGCGATCTCTTCGCCGGCCGCTCGAACGCCGTCGGCGAGGTGACGCTGCGCGCCAGTCAGGCGACGACCGTCGTCACGGCGCTCAACGTCGGCCCCGACAGCAAGATCTTCCTGACGCCAACGACAGCGAACGCCTCGGCCGAGTTCGGCGCGGGCTCGATCTACGTGAGCGCGGTCGGTCAGGGGACCTTCACGATCACGCACGCCAACAACGCGAATGCCGACAAGACGTTCTTCTGGGTGGCGCTCGGATGACCAGGATCATTCCAATCCCTCGATCCCTGATCGGCCAGATGTGGCTGCACGTCGCGCCGTTCCTGCTCAAGGGGCTGACGAGGGCGACCGACCTCACGCTCAAGCAGGTCACGGACGGGCTCGTGTCCGGCGAGGACCAGCTCTGGTGCGTGATCCACCAGGACAAGGTGGTCGCAGGCTTTCTCACCTCGGTCTTCGAGGACGACGAGACGACCTTCCTCGGCGTCTACGGGCTCGGAGGCACAGGGCTCGAGATTTGGGGGACGCTGCTCGGCGAGAAGATGGTCGAAGCGGCAAGGGCTGCCGGATGCGCGAGCGTCCGGTTCACGGGACGGGATGCTTGGTCCCGCGTGCTCCCGACGTACCAGCGGACAGGGCGCCGCGGTGACGAGGCGGTCTTCGAGAGGGCGGTGACATGACCTGGCTGCGCTCATGGTTCGGGCTGAGGTGCATCCTCTTCCTGTGCCCCGGCAAGTTCGAGCTGCTGGAGGATCGGAGGTTGGCGTTCACGTGCGCGATCTGCGGCAAGCAGAAGGGGGCGATCTGATGTCACTATCATTCGGCGCAAAGAAATCGAACAGCACCACGAACACCAACTCTCAGGGCCAGCGCGACCCGTGGGACGTGGCGATCCCCTACCTGCAGGACTTCCTCGGTGAGACCGGTGCCGTGGGTGGGACGGGGCTCACCGCAGACCAGAAGTACGCCTTCGAGTTCCTCAAGAACAACGCCTTCCAGGGCAACCCCTGGGACATCAACCAAGCGCAGCTCACCAACGACCTCTATGCGACACCGGATCGCGGTGAGGCCGTCGGCAACGCCTATGCGACGCTGCAGTCTCAGCTCGGCGACTACGCCTCAGGCCGCTTCGTCGACCCGATGAGCAATCCGCAGATGCAGGAGATGCTCACGCAGGTCGGCGACGACGTGCAGAACCGCATCAACGCGATGTTCGCCGGCGCTGGACGCGATCTCTCGGGCGCCAATCAGACGGCGGTGGCGAAGGGCGTCACGGCGGCACAGCTCCCGCTGCTGCTCGATCAGTACAACAAGGGCCAGGGCCAGCAGATCGCCGCCGCTCAGACGCTGTTCGGCGCTGGCACTGGCGCAGCGACGACGCAGGCGCAGCTTGAGGCCGCTCGTGCGCAGCTTCGCGGCCAAGGTGCCGCTGCCGGCAAGACCGCTCTGGAGATGCAGAACCAGGGCGCTACGGACATCCTCAACATCGACCAGCAGATCAAGCGGCTCCCCTACGAGGATCTCGCGGTCCTCGGCTCGCTGCTGTTCCCGGTGGCCAGCCTCGGCGAGCAGCAGCAGCAGACCGGAACGAGCACCACGAAGGGAACGGCGCTCTCGATGGGCGGGGGGTTGAACATCCTCTCGGATGAGCGAGCCAAGTCGGACATCGAGGAAATCGGCCGCATGGCGGATGGCACCACGATGTTCCGCTACCGGTACAAGGACGACCCCTCCGGCACGGTGCACGTCGGGCCGATCGCGCAGGACGTGAAGCAGCGACACCCCGAGGCCGTCGATCAGGCGGAAGGGGGACTGCTCACGGTCAACATGGATGCCGCGACCACGAAGGCCGCCGAGATCATCCGTAACCGCCGCAAGGGAGGCAAGTGATGGCCGGGCTCCTGGAGGCACTGTTCAACGGCGGTCTCTCGACCAACGACATTCAGGACGAGCAGGGGGCGATGCTGGCCGATCTCCTGCGGCGCCTCGATGCTGGACAAGCGCAGAGCACAAGCGTCGGCATGACGCCGGTGATCGCAGAGCACATTGCGCGACGGCCGGCTCCGCCCGCATGGGCCACCGGCATCGCCAACGCTGCAGCGGGTCTGGCATCTCAGGTTGGTTCACAAGGCACGCAAGCTCCTCCTGCTGCTCCGCCGCCGCCTCTGGAGACCCGGACCGTCGAGCCGCAGCCTCAGGCACTCCCCTACCAGGCGCCGGACGCGGCCGTCGCACCCGATGTCCGACGCAACACCTCGCCCGTCGCAGCTCCTGCACCGGCTGCACGCCCTGCTGCCTCTCCCGAGCCCTCCCTCGGCGAGCGGCTCTCGGCGTTCGGCCGCGGCTACAATCAGGGCGGCCTGGTCGGCGCCGTCGGCGACATGATGTCGGGCGGGGACAGCGCCACAGTTCGCGCGCTCATGACCCGCCTCAACGTCGATCGCGACACGGCTCGCGCCATCGCCGGAAATCCACAGCTCGGGCCGATCCTGTTCGGCAATCGCACGGCACCCACGATCGTGAAGATCCCCGGCCCCTACGGGCAAGAGATCGACATGGTGTGGAACGCCCAGTCTGGTCGCCTGGAGCCGCTGTCCACACTGATGGCGCCGGGTGTGCAGACGCAGCCTCAGCCGCAGGGTATGGTCCCTGGCGCGGGCGCTGCGCCGGTGCCGGGTGGGTCGTCTCCCGCCCCCCAGATGCAGCCGCCGGCGCCGCCCGCCCTCAACCTCTCTGGACAGCCCGCCGCTGCCCCGCCCGCAGTCGCTGGACCCGTTCCTGGCGCTCCGGCTCCAGCAGCCCCGGCTCAGCCCGCGCCCGCCAGTGGTGCTCCTGGTGCCTCTGGTGCGCCTGGTGGCCCTGGTGCGCCCGCTCAGCCTCAACAGGGCATCGGCGACTACGTGGTCGGCAATGCCGTCCCGAGGCCGCCCGAGGGTTACGTGCACCGGCTTGCGCCTGGCGGTCAGGGGTATCTCTGGACCCGCTCAGGGCAGCCTGTGTTCGAGAGCCGGGTGGAGGCCGAAGCGCGAGCGCGACTTGCTGAGCGCCGAGCCGATGAAAGGTCGGAGGCCGTCCGCCAGATCGGTGGCGTCAACGACATCATCGAGCAGGCCCGTCGCGCCGTGGAGCTGCCGAGCTTCAACGAGGCCCTCGCCCTCGGTCGCCAGAACATCCCCGTGGGTCTCCCGACGCCGTGGGGCATGGTCGGCGGCAACGTCATGGCACCGTTCCAGGGCGTCGTCCGCAACTTCACGCCGCAGGACCCGGTGTGGGGCACCTTCGACAACATCAGGGGCGTGCAGCGCCAGCTTGAGCTGCTCGTCGCGCGTCCGATGATGCGGGGTCAGGGCGCTGTCACCGACAGCGAGCGCGGCATGATCACGGAAGCGATCGGGCAACTGAGCCAGGCCTCGAACGCGGCCGACTACCAGTTCCGCCTCAACGCCGTGCAGCGAATGATCGAGGCCATGAACAGGCCGGGGACGGGGAACGTCGCCGCGGTGACCGCTCAGGGCAGTCGACCGACGCAGGCCGAGATCATGGGGCTCCTCGGTCAGGGCCCCTACGGAGAGACCTTCTCCGAGCAGGGGATCATCGACCTCGCCAAGAAATACAACATCCGAGCGACCGACATGCGCGAGTTCGTGCTCGGCATTCTCAATAGGGGGCGGTGATGTCCAATCAGCGCATGCAGCTCGGGCAGCAGATCTATCAGTTCTTCCTCGACCGCGGTCTGCCTCCGCATCAGGCGGCTGCCATCGCCGGCAACATGGCGTGGGAGGGTGGCGGACGGACCGACCTGATCAATCCCGGCGACAACATCAGGAACTCGCCGCGCTCGCCTCACTCGTTCGGCATCGGTCAGTGGAACGACCGGCTTCCGGCGCTGATCAGCTACGCCAGAGCGCAAGGGATCGACATCCCCGAGGGAGACCTTCGAGACACGAACTACCTGCGCACCATCGCGCCCATGCTCAACCTGGACACGCAGCTCCGGTTCGCGTGGAACGAGATGCAGGGACCGGAGAACCGTGCCTTCCGGCTGCTCACTCGTGGAGGTGATCTCCAGAGCGCGGCGCAGGGGGCGATCTCCTATCACCGGCCTGCAGGATGGACGTGGGGCAATCCCTCCGCCGGGCACGGCTTCATGAACCGGGTGTCGCTCGGCAACCAGATCATGTCGGCTGGGGGTACGCAGCCTCAAGCGCCGCAGCCTCAGACGCCGGCGTTCGATCCTGCAGCGGTTCCACCGATGGATCAGGCCGCTCCGAGGCCTTCAGGAGCGCAGCCGCCTCCTGATCCCGCGTCTGTGCCACCGGCTGATATGGCGCCGCGGCCGTCGAGTGCTCCGCTCATCGCGACCGGGACACCGCTCGGCCCTGAGGCGCCAACGGCTGCGAACCCGGCTTCACAGAACACGCTGGCGGGGTTCTTCGGGCTCAACGTTCCGACGGGACTGGCGGGGCAATCTCTCGTTCCTCCGGCCGAGACGCAAACTGGGACACCGAGCGGCGTCACCGGCGGCCTGTTCGGCTCCGAGTTGCAGGTCGGCCCCTTCTCCATCGGCGGCAATGCGCGTGGGGCTCAGGCTCCCACCGAAGAGGTGCAGGCGCAGGCCCCGCCCTCGCTCAACCTCGCGCCGAAGCCTCTCGATATGCGGCGCGTGCTTTCGATCCTGAACAATCGCTCCCGTCTGGGGCTCGGCTGAGGAGGCTGTCATGGCCCGAGTGCAGATCATCAATCCGAACTCGACGCAGGCTCCTGTGTCTCCTGCTCCCGTTCAGGCTCCCGCTGCGGGGATGGACGCCCTCTACCGGATGTTCGGCCTCAACGTGCCGGGTGGGGCTCCTGCGCCGCCCTCATCGTCGGCTCCGCCTCAGGCATTCGATGGCTTCCTCGGCAGCATCATCGGCGCGCTTCGCGGTGGCACCGGGAATGTCACCGGGAACCAGCCCGCGCTCCGCCAGCGGCCCGAGGACATCGAGCGCCTGGTGAGCATGTCGCAGCACCCGAGGGGCAGCAACGCCGGGGGGTTCTTCGGCGGCATGTTCGACGACAAGGGGTGACCCAATGACGATGTGGAAGTGGTCCCAGACCGCGAACTCCAACTCGACCGCCGACAGCAACATCAACTGGCAGGAGGGTCAGTCTCCTGGATCAGTGAACAACTCTGCTCGCGCGATGATGGCGGCCATCGCCAAGTACCGGGATGACCTCTCGGGCAACTTGGTGACCGGCGGCTCCTCGACTGCCTACACGCTCACGACCAATCAGGGCCTCTCCGCGCTCACCGACGGGTTCATGGTGCGGGCCCGCATGGACGAGACGAGCGGCGCGGCTCCGACGCTCAATGTCGACGGGCTTGGGGCGAAGCCGATCGTCACCGACGTGTCGGCCACTGCGATCCCGACCGGGGCTCTGGTTGGTGGTCAGATCTACAGCTTCGTCTACGACAGCACGGCTGAGGGGTGGATCGTCGGCGAGCGGTTCGGCGACACCATTTCGCTCGCTCGCGGTGGCACGGGGGCGAGCCTCTCCGACCCTGGCGCTGATCGAGCGATGTTCTGGGACGACAGCGAGGGAGCGATCGCCTTCCTCACGATCTCGACCGGCCTTGCGATCACCGGGACCAATCTCGCCCTCTCGCATCTCGGTATCCAGTCGCTTTCTGACCCGAATGCGGACCGGATTTTCTTCTGGGACGACAGTGAGGGCGCGGCGAAGTTCCTGGCGACGGGTGATGGCGTCGAGATCTCGGGAACGACGCTGCAGGCCAACATCGCCACCCAGGCCGAGATGGAGACCGGGACGGCGACGGATGTCCTTGTCCCTGTCGGCCGCCAGCACTTTCACGCCGGTCACTGCAAGGCGTGGGCGAACATCGACGGCACGGGAACCGTGGGTGTGACAGCGAGCTACAATTGCAGTTCTGTCACCGACAACGCTCTCGGTGATTGGTCAGTCAACTTCACGACCTCGATGAGCAGCACGGGCTACTGCGGGCTCGGCTTCGGCGCTCGTGGATCAAACGGCTCGAACATCACCAGTCTCTACCTCACTGCCCTGGCGACGGGATCGTTTCGCATCAGCCAGCATCCGACGGGCAATGGCACTGGCCTCAACGCCGACATCGACCCCGCGTGCGTCGCCGTCTTCGGGGACATGGCATGAAGCGGATCGTCTACACCGCCCACGACGGCACGGTTCGGGTCTGTACTCCGACGCGGGAGTGCATGGGCCATCTGCAGGCAGGTGGTTTCTACCGGCATGCCGCTCCCGGTGTCGTCAGGCACGCGATCGAGTGGGAGATCGAGCGCGGTCGCGACCCTGACGAGGTGCGTCGGTGGGTCCATGCGCTCGCGTTCGGCGGGAAGACGGAGGCCGAAGCGCTCGCCCTCATCCGCGACAAGGACTGTGCGCCTCACGGCACGGCTTTCGATGTGATCGAGCCCTCCGATCTCCCGGATCGGTGGTTCCGAAACGCCTGGCGCCGCAGCCACAACGGCGGCCCGATCATGGTCGACCTCGACACGGCCAAGCAGATCCAGTTCGCGCGTCTGCATGGAGCCGTGAAGCTCCACAACACGCGCTCCGAGGGTGCTCTCCGGCCCGCGCCGAAGATCAGACCGGAGTGGGGGCGCATCAGAGATCAGATCGAGCGCGCCGGCGACGAGAGAGAGCTTGCTGCCGTCTGGATCGAGGGGCTGGCGCGATGAGCATCAAGAGCAAGATCGGGCAGTTGGGCAAAGCCGTCGGGCAGGGTTTCACGCCACGCGCCAACCTCCCGCGGTCTGACGTGCAGTCGGCCGTCGAGTATGTGATGGACAATGCCGAGAACGTCGGCACGCCCTACGCACCGACGGATGCCGAGTACCTCACCAACGGAGCCGTGGCGGGGCTCTCCAATGAGCGCGCCGTCACGGACACCGCGACGATCTCCTGGGACTGGGCGACGACCGGCCAGGCCAAAGCGAGCCTCTCCCATCTCGGTTTCGAGGATCTCACAGACCCCGGCGCCGATCGCGGCGCGTTCTGGGATGACAGTGAAGGCGCCTTCAAGTGGTTCGAGCCCTCCTCAGGTCTCGGCTTCGTCGGCACCTACCTCAGCATCACCGATCCTGACTTGGTGTCGATCGTCAACGAGGCGGGCTTCGTCCGGGGCGACCTGCTCTATCACAACGGCACGGTGCTCACGCGCCTCGGAGCTGGCACGGACGGGCAGTTCCTTCGCACCCGTGGCACCAGTGCGGCGCCAGACTGGCAGAACATCAGTGGCGGCGGCGACATGCTGCGCGCCAACAACCTCTCTGATGTCACCGATGCGGCGACGGCCCGTGCCAACATCGGCATCGCCATCGGCACGAACGTTCAGGCCTTCGACGCCACTCTTCAGTCGCTGTCGGCTCTCGGCACCGCCGCGGATCGTATCGCCTACACCACCGGCGTCGACACGTGGGCAGAGACCGCGATCACGAGCTTCGGCCGGTCGCTGATTGACGACGCCAATGCCGCCGCAGCTCGAACCACGCTCGCCCTCGGCACGATGGCGACGGAAGCGGCAGCCGACTACCTCACGACTGCAGCCGCTGCCGCCGCATACCAGCCCCTCGACAGTGAACTCACCGCACTCGCCGGGCTCACGTCTGCTGCTGATCGGGCTCCCTACTTCACGGGTTCAGGCACGGCTGCGCTCGCAACTCTCACCGCCTTCGGCCGGTCACTCATCGACGATGCCGACGCCAGCACCGCTCGCGGCACGCTGGGCCTCGGGACGATGGCTGTCGAGACGGCGGCCGACTACCTGACGACGGCTGCCGCTGCAGCAGCCTATCAGCCGCTCGATGGCACGCTGACGGCACTCGCCGGCGTCACCGTGGCAGCCGACAAGCTGATCTACGCCACCGGTGCAGACGCCTTCTCGACCACCGATCTGTCGAGCTTCGCGCGTACCATTCTCGACGATGCCGATGCCGCGGCCGTGCGCACGACGCTCGGCTTGGTGATCGGCACCAACGTGCAGGCCTATGACGCGGAACTCGCTGCGCTCGCCGGCCTCACCAGTGCGGCTGATGCGCTGCCGTACTTCACCGGAGCCGGCACTGCCGCCACCACCACGCTGACGGCCTTCGCCCGCTCGATCCTCGATGACGCCAACGAGGCGACGTTCAAGGCGACAGTGAACCTGGAGATCGGCACCGATGTGCAGGCCTGGGATGCCGACCTCGATGCCGTTGCTGCACTGAACTCCACCGGCCTTGCTGTGCGGACCGGCGCCAACACTTGGGCGCAGCGCTCGATCGCAGGCACGGCGAATGAAATCACCGCGACCAATGGGGATGGCGTCTCGGGGAACCCCACGCTCTCACTCCCCGCGTCCCTGACCTTCACTGGTAAGACGGTGACGGGCGGAACCTTCGCCGGTCCGTCGTTCTCCGGGGTCGCAGACTTCACCGAGGCCTTCAAGCTCAGCGGCGACATCTCGCCGTCGCAGATCACCTCGGACCAGAATGACTACGCGCCGACCGGGTTCGCCACGGCGGGCGCGGTTCGCATCAACTCGGACGCTGCTCGCAACATCACCGGTCTCGCCGGCGGCGCCGATGGGCGCGCGGTGCTGCTGCACAACGTCGGCGGGTTCACGATCACGCTCAAGGATGAGAGCGGGTCGAGCACGGCGGCCAACCGGTTCGCGCTCAATGCTGACGTCGGGCTCGCCGCGGATAGCTCGATCTGGCTCTGGTACGACAGCACGTCATCCAGGTGGCGCGCGATCGGCGGGACGGGTGGCGGGAGCGGCGTGACCAGCGTCACCGCTGGCACGGGGCTCTCTGGCGGGACGATCACCACCACCGGGACGATCGCACTTTCGCACCTTGGTATCGAGGCGCTGACCGACCCGAACGCTGATCGGATTTTCTTCTGGGATGACAGCGCCTCAGGTGCGGCCTGGCTGGCCCTGAGCGGGGGTCTCTCGATCTCGGGGACGAACCTCTCTTCGGATCGCGGGCTTGCTTTGCTGACCTCAGGGACCGCTTCCTCCGCGGCGACCCTCGACATCGTGCTCACGAGCTACACCGCCTACCGGGGCATCAGGATCGTGCTCAGCGCGTGCATCCCGGCGACAGACGGCGTGGCGCTCTACATGCGGTTCTCGACGGACGGCGGCAGCTCCTACGACGCCACGGGCTACGCCTATGCCAACAGCGGCAATCGCTCGGACGGCGCCGGCGTGTTCGCGATCAACTCAGGCTCGGCGAACCAAATCCTCACCACCCAGTCGGCGGCGGGGAACCTCGTCGGCAACGGCACCAACGAGGGCGTCGATCTCGTGGTCGACATCTTCTCGCAGACCGACACGGCGCTCTGGTCTCGCTGCATCTTCACAAGCGTGTGGGTCTCGAACAACGCCACACCGGAGACGCAGATCTTCAACAGCGGCGCAGTCCGGGAGACGGCTCAGGACACCGACGCCATCCGCTTCCTGTTCTCCTCGGGGAACATCTCCACAGTCAGATACGCAGTCTACGGATACGTCTGATGCAGATCCTCACCGAAAATCCGAACGACCCTGCACACTACCGCTACGTCATCACCCCGACGGGCTCAGGGTGGGTGCGCCTCACCGTCACTGAGGTCGCTGAGCGGGCCGCGGAGAGCCAGGCCTTCGAGGAGGCCAGACCGCTGGCGAAGATCGCCGGCATCAAGGCGGAGGCCGCGAGACGGATCAACCTCTACTTCCCCGAGTGGAAGCAGAGGAACCTCACGGCGCGCGGCGTGGAGCTGCAGGACAACTGGCGCATGAACGGAGCGTGGACCGCGGAGGAGGAGGCCGAGGCAGCGGCCATCCGCGAGGTGTGGGCGTGGATCAAGGCTGTTCGGGCGAGGTCGGACGCCCTGGAGCAGACCCTGCCGGACGACTTCACCGACGATCGCCATTGGGAATGAGGGAACACCCATGAGCCTGAACCTGGACGACATGATCGCCACCCGTATCGGGCAGCTCACCATGCAGACCGCCAAGCAGGCGATCCTGATCGAGACGCTGAAGCTCGAACTGGCGAAGCGCGACAAGGAGATCGCCGAGATGAAGGTCAGGGCGATCACCCCCGAGCTGCCGCTGGAGATCAGGGGCGAGGCCAATGGCAAGTCTCACTGAGCCCTGGGTCGAGCTTGCCCGCAAGGACATGGCCGCAGGGGTGAAGGAGGTGCCTGGCTCTGCCGGGCATCCCCGCATCCTGGAGATGTACGACAACGCCGGCCTCGCTCACGGCACGGATGATGACCAGTCGTGGTGTGGCTGCGCCCTAGGGACGTGGCTGAAGGAGGCGGGCTATCCCGTCCCGGCCAACTTCTACGGCGCCAAACAGTTCGAGACCTATGGACGGAAGCTCGACACCTTCCAGCCTGGTGCGATCTGCGTGTTCTACCGCACGAAGCTCCGGGAGCGGGACTGGCGCCGGCACGTCACCATCGGCATCGAGGAGACGGCGACGCACATCAAGTGCCTGGGCGGCAACCAGGGAGATGCCGTCTCCATTCGATCGTTCCCGAAGCGAGACCTCTCCGCGATGCGCTGGCCGGTGAAGGCGACGGTGCAGGATCTCCGCCAGGCCGGCTCCTCGGAGATCAAGTCCTCCGACACGCTGGTGAAGTGGGGTGCCGCAACGGTGCTGACGGCGGCGGGAGGGAAAGCAGGCGAGGTGGCGCTGCCTCCGACCGCGCCCAATCCAACCGTCGAGAGCCTGCAGGAACTGAGCACGCTGTCGGGGCTGATGAAGGCCATCATGGAGGGGAGCCATGCGCTACTGGCCGTTTTCACTCGGAACGTCTGGATCAGCACCATCATCGTGGGCTGCATCATGCTTTTCGTGGCTGCGCGACTTCGCAAGGTCCGTGTGGAACGGGCTGAGCGAGGGGACCCTCTCTCCCCTCAGGCGGGTTAGGCAGATGCCCCTCACCTGGGTCCTCATCGGCGTCCTCGGGCTCGGCAATGTCGCCACCTGGGGGGTGATGCGCCTCCGCGAGAAGATCGTGGTCAGTGCTGCCGTGAAGGCGGAGCGGAACGCCGGCGTCCTCGTCTGTAATACCCGCGTCGCCGCCATCGAGATCGAAAACAAGTCGGCCATCCTGAAGGCCGTGGCGGAGGCGAGGAAGGCGGAGCAGACCGTCGGCGACACACCCGTCGGCGTTGAACTCACCAAGCTCTGCAATGCCTCGGCCTCGTGCCGATCAAGGGGGAAGCTATGAGGTGGGCAGTCCTAGCTATCGCGCTCGGCGGGTGCGCGAGCCAGAATGCAACTGTGCAGCCGGTGAACATCGTGTCATCGGACCTGTGCCAGATCCAGCCCAACAAGCTCTCATGGGACGTGAAGGACACCCCCGATACGATCAAGGGGGTTCGCCAGTTCAATGCTCGGTGGGACAGCCGCTGCGGGGGCAAGCGACCCGTCTCCTAGAGCCTCCTGCGCCCTTGTCATCCGAGAGGCGCCACCTTGCCCCGGTCAGGTCCTCCTGGCCGGGGTCTTTTCGTTCTCACTCGCCGAGGCAAAACGCTGTTCTGCTCCTAGTTGCCCATGGCCGTCACAGAGCCAGTGCCAAGACACTCCTGTAGGGTGGCGGGAGTATCGCGGTGAAGGACCATCAGTGTCACCGGCGCTGTCGATGAGCGTCGAGCGGAGGCTCGGAGCCTCCTGCGAATGCTGCCCGGAGGCTTCCATGGCCACGGATGCTGCGTTCCCTGTCCACCCGGCAACATCGAGCAGTGCCAACGACTTGTCACCGGTGACAAGTCCAGTGCCACGCAGCAAGCTGCCCCATGGCACTGACGTGCGGGCATTTGTCGAGTGGGTCGGGTTGCATGAGCCGGGTCAGTGGCGCCAGCCCGATTTGTATGGGCTGTATCTGGACGCCTGTGACCTCCTGGGGGTGAGGCCGCTCCCCTCAGGGGCGTTCTCCGCGGGGCTCAACCAGCTCGGTCTTCCCCGCGTGAAGCTCGATCTTCGGCTCGACGGGAGAAGATATAGGCCGACAGCCTATGTCATCTCTGCGAGCCTGTGAGGCTACTCTGTCGGGTAGACGAGATCGTTCGGGATCGGGGACGGGCATTCGCCCTTCCGGAACGTGAACTCGGCGAGGGGTTGGCCGAAGCGATCATCGAACGTGTAGATGTAAGTGTACCCCGCCTCCATGTAGGAACGCATCGGCTGGGAGCCGCAAACCCGCGCTGCTATGGTGGCGCGAGTTGTTGCCCTGTCGTCAGGAGAAAAATCCGCCGCCGTCAGCTTGAGATGATGGTGATAGCGAACAGTGAGCCCGGACCTGTTGACCGAAACGAGCGTCGTCGTCTCGTCGAGTTTCAGGGGCAACTTTAAGGTCTCGCGTGGCGCGAGGTCCCTGTGTGTTCCCCCGCCGAAAAACGCCTTCGCAAGCCCAGCTACGACCACCGCTACCGCGAAATTCAGGAGAGTGCGCCCCAGTTTGCGGTGCTTGCGTGCTTTCTTCGGCGGGCTATTTGCGGGAGGCGCCCATAGACCTTTCTGGGACGACGCCGGGACCCAGTAGGGGTAGCGATCCGACCACAAGTAGTCGGTGGGGAAGAGGACGCCTGATCTAGCTGCGGCCGTGATCCACTCCCGAGTGTAGGGCCCGGAAATCGTACCGTCGCGCCAGATATAGCAGTCCATCGTAATCCTCGCCGAACCGAGGCCTCTACGTGCTGGCTGGCCGTCCTTCCTTGATAACCCGATACACGGTCATCGCATTGCACCCCAGGCGGCGGGCGACCTCCGCCTTTGGGAGGCCCTCATCGAGGAGCCCCCAGATCGTCGAGCGGTCATGGCGACGAGAGCTGCCCTTGTAGCGCCCCTCGGCCTTAGCCCGGTCGATGCCCTCCCGCTGGCGCTCCTTGATGCGCGCCCGCTCGAACTCGGCGACCCCTGCCATCACCGTGAGCATGAGGCGACCTGCGGGCGAGGTTGTATCCGCCCACGGCTCCGCAAGGCTCCGGAAGAACACGCCACGGTCGCCGAGGTCGGTGATGATGGTGAGCATGTCGACCGTGTTTCGAGCCAGGCGGTCGAGCTTGGTCACGATCACGGTGTCGCCGGGGCGGACGAAGGCGAGCAGGGTCTCCAGCTCGTCCCGGCCCTCACGGGACGCGCCGGAGACCTTTTCCTCCCTTACGACGGAGCAGCCGGCAGCCTTCAACGCCTCTCGTTGGATGTCGAGCGACTGGTCGTCGGTCGACACGCGGGCGTAGCCGAAAACCGTTGCGCCCATCAGTACCCCCACGTCGCCGATTTAACCCTCAGGTCGTAGCGAGTGACAAGGCGGATACCCAACTCCCGCTGAGAGGCGCTCCAGTTGTAGTGCTCGACGCCGCGCAGGCGCCGGAGAAAGGTCTCGTATTCCGAGCAACCCTCACGGATGGCTTGGAGGTCGTTCAGGGTGGCGAGGATGCGCTCGCCGGTACGACGGAAGCTGTCCATGGCGTTCCCCTCAATGCACGGCCGTGCTTGTCGGCAGGATGGGGATGAGGGTGCGCTCGCCGTCCTGGAGCACCGTGATCAGGAAGCTGTAGCCCTCATCGTCAATGATCACGAACCTCGATCGGCCTGGGATCAGACCGGCGACCTCGTGAAACTCGTCGCCGGCCTCGACGTAGAGGTCGCGCACCAGCTCGTGGTCGGTGGTGGGGTTCATTTGCTCACTCCGTAGCCGGGGCCAGCCTGCTTCGAGCAGGCGGCGAGGTCCTGAAGACATGCCTGGGCGTTGGTGCGGCGGATCTGGTTGCCGATCACGTCGATGACGCCGACGATCGCTAAGATCCAAAGCGCCACCCACAGGGCGCCACCGAGCCACTGACTGAATGCCTTGACCGGGTCCAGCCACCACTGCCGTGCCGCCCTGAGAGCCGTGAGGCGCTCCTGCTCGGCCCGGCTCCAGGCCATCGCCTGGTCATGCTTCTCGCGCTGCTGGCGGAGCACGTTCCGGTGCTCCTCGGCTCGATGCTGAGCGAGGATGCGCTCGTACTCGGTCGGGCGGCAGGGACGGGGGTCGATGCCGTAGGGGAAGCCGTCGTCGGCTGTGCTGCTCATCTGAACCATTGGGGTCGGTCCTCTCAGAGATTAGGTCTTGTTGCCCCGAAGGTGCCGGTCGAGCACCTCCACGGCCTTCTCCACCACCTCGACCATGGTCATGCCCTCGGCGGTGGCGATGCGCTGGATCGCCTGGATCGTCTCGGGCGTGGTCTTGGTGGATAGGGTCTCCGTGCGCCCCTTGCGCCGCAGCGTGCGGCCATCGGTGCGCTTCAGAGCATCGCGCTCCGCTTCCTCGCGCTCCTCGTGCGCGCGGCGGCTCGTCGGGGCCAGACGGCTCATGTCCAGCTCGCCGGCGTCGGGCTTCTTAGTGGAGCTGCTTGTGGTCATCGGCCTTGGCCTCCTTCTTCGTCTTCGCTGACTTGGCGAGGGCGGCCTTGATGGCCTCCCACAGTTCCCTGATCTCCTTGGCGGCATCCTTGTTGTTGGAGACCTCGAAGCCCGCCTTCCCGGTCTCGACGCCACGGGCATAGTCGGCCCGCTGCTTCACCACCGGGATCGGGAACCGGGTGCGCAACTCGAAGAACGACTTCGCGCGATCGAGGAGATCGCTTCGCCCCTCCACGCGGTTGATGACGAACAGCGCCCGGTCGGTGAGACCCATGCTGTCGACGAGATCAGCCACCGCCTCCTGCGCCGCCCAATCCATCGGGGAGGGCTGGACCGGGAGCACGATCAGATCGGCGGCAGAGAGCGCGTCCCGGATCACCGGCATCAGCGACCCCGGCGTGTCGACGAACATGAACTCGCGGTCGTAGCCCGCCTCGGTCAGCAGCTTCACGCTCTGGCCCAGGCTCTGCACGTTGGAGACGAGGCGCGGGTTCAGCATGTCGCCCCGCTTGTCCCACATCCCCTTCAGCGACCGCTGAGGGTCGAGGTCGGCGATCAGGACTTGGTGCTTGCGCGAGGCCTCGATGGCGACGTTGAAGCACAGGCTGGTCTTGCCCGTGCCTCCCTTGGTTGCAGCGAAAACGATCGTCTTCATGCAGCTACTCCCTACGAGCCGCCTCAGTGGAGGCGCGGGGTGAACTTGTTGAGGAGATCGAGAGCCCAGACCAGAACCCCTGTTCGGTGGCTCTCCTCCTCGGTCAGGCCCGGCTTCAGTCTGAAGATCCGATCATCCCCATCGACACTCGCGCCGATGATGTTCTGACCGATCTCCCTCTGCGCCGCCTCGATCGCTGCGGTGCTCGTCAACTCGTCTTCGAGCACCTCAAGGACCTCGGCGTAGGTCACGTTGTCGACCATGCGTCCCTCCTCACGGTCACCTTAGTGTCGGGATGCTATCGCGACTACAAGCACGAATATATCACGACAAATGATATTGTCAAGTAGGTATCAAGATAATTCTTACGTTATTATCCCGACACTATCAAGACGTGACTATAAGATCACATCTTGACAATTTCCCGACAACCTGTAGTGTAAATATCAGGACCGTATCGTTCCTACCGGTGGAACCAGGACGGTCCTGAGGAACGATCATGCGAACATTCCTTGCGGCCATCGCCTGGGCGGCAACGCTCCTGGTCGGCACGGTCACCGCCGCGGCCAATTTTCGCTATGGCTGGCTGGTCGGACACGAGGAGGAACGATGGATCTATGCCATCGGAGGAACGGTCCTGGACGTGGTGAAAACGTTCCTGCCCCTCATGCTGGGAACGTTCCTGGCGGGCTCCCTAAGCGTAGGAACGTTTTTTCGGCAGCTCGCGGGTTGGACGTTCTGGGTGATCGGAGTTGCATGGTCTCTCACTTGCGCGCTCGGGTTGTACTCGATCAGCAAGGAGGCGGCCGTGGGAGACACCCTCGGCAAGCAGGCCCTGTACAAGCAACTCACGGACGCTCAAGGGAGGAAGCGGGTCGAGCTGGCTGCGCTCACCGGCATCCGCTCCATCGAGGTGGTGGACGGTGAGATCGCCGTCCTGAAGCGCGATCGGCTGTGGCAGCGGACGAAGGAGTGCGTCGACGCCACCGCCACGGAGAGCCGCGAGTTTTGCGCCAAGATCGACAAGCTGGTGGCCGAGAAGGCGACGCTGAGGTCCTCGCGCGCCGTCGGCGCCGACAAGGAGCGTCTGCAAGGCGAGCTGCGCGAGATCGAGACAAAACTCGCCGGCATCGACATGGCGCAGGTAATGCGCAAGGCCGATCCAGCCACCGAGGCGCTCGCCAAGATCCTCGGCTGGAACCCCGACGACGTGAAGACCCGGCTGGCCCTCATGATCGCGGTGCTGTTCGAGTTCACCGGGCTCCTGCCGTGGATCATCCATGGCAACCATGGACACCGGCGTCAGGAAGTGCCCGTTCCCGCCACGCCTGTGGGGCCTGTGGCCCCGCGTGGCTCGGTTGAGGGGATGGGTAGCCAAAAACCCGAAACGGCCGCCAGCGACAATCCTGAGCCCATTCAGACCACCCCCATAGATTTGCCGGAGGTCGACAGCCTGGCGGCCCAGTGGTGCAAGCTCGGGCTGATGCGGCGGAAGTCGAGCTACGTCCCGGCGAGCGAGATGTTCGACCAGTTCGCGGCCTGGTGCCGTGCCCACGGTCACGAGATCCCGACGCAGACCCGGTTCGGCAAGATGATGACCGACCTCGGCTTCGAGCGGAAGAAGATCAGCGGCGTCCAGCGCTACGTCGACGTGGCCCTGATCCCGAAGGTCAGGGAGTTCGGAGTGATCGAAGGTGGGGTCTCTCTGAAGGCCTGATTTACAGCCGTTCAATTAACGGTCTTTGTCGGCCCTTTCCCTCATGTCTTCAATCAGTTAATCCTTCGTGTTGTATCTAGACCGAGTGTTTCACTCGGTAATGCTACTAAACTGCCCCCCCGCGGCCGCAATTCGCGACCTCCGGCCTCCGGCAGGAGTGATGGATAGATCGAGCACTTCGACCGGCCAACCGGCATCGAGAAGCCAGCTTGCACTTCTGGCGTCCCTTGGACTTGGCCCTGACCCGTGAACTCGGGCGACCCTGGTCACGACTTGCCGCAAGTATTCAGACAACAAAAAACGCCAAGAACCGAGGGGGTTCTTGACGAGCGCAAGGTCAGATGATATAGTTAACGGTTAAGACCGTTGATAGGCAACAAGCCCCCAAGGAAGCATGTGCCATGACCAGACACTACCCCAAGTATGTGGCCCCGTCAATAGCCTGCGAAGTCTTCGGCGTTACTTCGCAGACCTTGAGGCGTTGGGCGAAGACCGGCAAGATCAGCTTCATCAAAACTCCAGGCGGCCAGTATCGCTACAACGTCGAGGGCGTGATCGGCGTCCTGCAGGCCCCCGTCACCAAGGCCACCCGTAAGCACCCGGCAGCTCCTGTCGCCATTTCCGACACCCCGGCATCCCCTGCCAGGGTCGCGAAGCAGGTCGACATCGAGGAAGCTATTGCGGCCGTCCAGGCCCGCATGCCGGAGAAGCCCACGATCCCGGCGTCCCCTCCGATGGACCCGGCGGCCCTCAGACAGAAAATCGAAGCCCTGGCAACCGCCTCCGGCTAGATGCGACAGCCTGCCGCACCATGCCTGGGGAAAAGGGTTAACAAGCTGTTGACAATTTCAAACGGTTTGATATGGTGGCACGCATGATGACGGACCAGACCATGACCGACTTCGCGCGCTGGCGCCGACAGGTTGGCCTCTCGATCGACGAGGCGGCGGATCTGCTTGGGCTGACCGGCCAGATGGTCCGCTATCTCGATGCGGGGAAGTCTCCCCGTGGCGCCTGTTTACCGCAGAAGGACACCCGGCGGCTCATGACCGCCATTGCCCGGAAAGCGGATGTGACGCCTTGGCCCATCGCAGTGTGAACGGCCAATAGGAAGTCGCCCGAGAGTAGCAGCTCTCGGTGGACCTCCAGATTTTCAGTGAAAAGTTGAGTTTGTGGCGGCGCGTACCCGTCTTGGACTGAGTGACCAGCTCAGTCGGGAGGGTGGGCGTCGTTCGTATGCGTGTCAGTACCAAACCATGCAGCGAAGATCTCAGCTCGGACCGACCCCAATCGGAATGAGCCAAGGCCACGAACCAGGGTCCGTGACATGCATGATATAGGTGATTTGGCGTGTGCACGTCAAGATCGGAGTGAGTCGTTCTCACCGATCTTCGGTGCTCACGCAGCGGCACTCCGCCGCGCCGGATTGGCTGTTCTCCCGGCCAAGGGCAAGAAACCCCTTCGAGGCGGTTTCGACAAGTGGAAGGCCGCTCCCGCGCTCAAGACCGTCGAGACGTGGTGCGAGCGCAACGGCAACCGTCTCGGCATGGTGATCGTCGACCACATGGGCCTCGTCCGTCCGTCTGATCGCTACGAG